ACATGTTCAGCCTTAATAAACGCGTGGTCTGTAGTGAGAGCCTCCACCGTGCATCGGGATGCCGCCGTAAGCCGTGATGCGTGTCTTGTGCATGGCGCGGGCTTTTTCCTTCAGTGCCTCGCCGCAATATTCTTTGAACTTCATCTCGAAGTCCGCAGCCCTGCCCTTGTCGAATGTTTCCGCGTCCTGCTTGCTGTAGCCGCGATACTTCATCCAGTACATCAGGCCATCTTTATGCTGCTCGTCGACCTCAAGCTCTTGGTCGCCTTCGTCGGTAATCCTGTGCAGCGGCAGGCGATCTACCAGCAGCTGCACGGTGTCAACAGTGGCCGGCGCTGGGTAAAACCGCGCATACTCCGGCTCCATGCCGATAATCAAATACTCTGGCATGCCCGTTCGCCCGTCGAATCGGATACGTCGGGTACGCATATCCTCGAAGTTGATGACCTCGATCAGCCTGCCGTCCGAGACCCGGTACGCATCACGTATCTTCAGAATCCGCTTGTCGATCTTCACCCTGTCCGTGGTGAGCGTCATCGGCAGCATCGTGAAGGGCGACGTGGTATCTGCCAGCCCCCCTATCAACTTGACGAACTTGTTCTGTGCGCTATCGACGAACCCGTACACTTCTTCATCGGACCAAAGATACGGCTCTACCGTATCGTTCATCTCGGTGCGGAACATCTCGTACAGGTCGTCGGAGTTCATGCTTCGCTGCCGCCCTTGCCTTCTTTGAACTCCTGCCACAGCTTGTCGCGCTCTTTGCTGTCGAGTACGAAGCCCAGCTGCGCGGTCAGCGCCTTGATATGCGGTACGCCGGTACCCATGAAGCTGTCGCGCTTGGCGCCGTTCACCATCTGCTCGAACGCTTCCATAATCGTGGCTCTGCGGGCGACTGGGTCTGACGGCTCCCTCGACTCGAACGTCTTTGGCTCGGGTAGTTCTTCCTCCGGCTGCGCGCCGAGGGCAAGTACCTCTGGCCACATACCAGGCGGCACATGGGTGCTGACGCCCTTCTTGAACTCGACGGAGCGCCCTGAGAGGGATCGCACCGTCTTGTCTCTATTCAGTGTGAAATTCATGTCGATGGTCCTAAGTAATTAGAAAACAGGGGCCGAAGCCCCTGGCTATTCACCCAGTGAAACTTAGGTGATCTGCACTTCCTGAGCGCGTCCGTCGATGGTGTACATCACGCGAATTCGGAACTTGCCTGCTGTGGCGTTAGCCACGGTGTAGGCGAGCGTCATGCGCAGGTTCGAGCCTGTATTCGGGTCTTCCGTGACCAGAGACGTCAGGGTCAACGCTGTACGGCCAGTTGCCATCAGATTGACTGCGGATAGTAAATCCGTAGTCGAACCGGCGATACCAAGTGAGAGCGTGGCGGCGGTACAGCCGGCATAGGCGGTGTCGACGATCAGCTCACCACCCGTAATCACCGCGCCTGTTGGCATCGGGATACAGTCGAATGTGATGGTGTTCGCTACTGGGCCGGTCAAGCCGGCTTGCGTAGGGTCAGTAGCCAGGGCCACCGTGGACCCCAGCGTTTCAGCAACCAAGCTAACCGAGTCATAGACCCAATTGTTATAGTTGCCGATGAACTGAGCGACCAGCGGGTACTGGGCAGAACGGGATGCGATGAGATTCATGGCTGGTTATCCTTATTTCTGAGCGACGTAGCACGACAACACACCGAAATCCTGCACGGTGTTGTTGTTGTAGATGTTGCCGAAGCGTGGTTTCAGGAAGCCCAGGATTTTGCCGACGGCGATAGCCTGTTGGTTCTCGAAGTCGAATCCTTTTTCTTCCCACTCTGGGGCACCGATGTCTGCCATGCCGAGCGCTTGAGCGCCACAGAACAAAATCTGAGCACCTTCGACGGTACCGGACGCGCCGTACTTGGAGCCGGAAGCAGCGCCAGTGGTACACGGTACGTGTCGGAACTCGTGCAGGTAGATACCATCGATCTTGACCGAGGAACCGGAGAACAGCTTGTCGTTCACGTCCTTGTTCTGCGAGTGCCGCAAGTTCAACAGGTAGGTCGGATCGAGCTTCAGGTTCGCCATCGCGGAAGGCGTCAGGAACGCGTGGAAAGTTTCTTCGCCGCTTTCCATTACGCCACGGATGTAGTTGTTCTTGGCGGCTGCTTTAAGGCCGACGAACATTTCCCATGACACTGTATCAACTGCAGTAACAGTGCTCGACGCACCACCGGCAACCAGCACCTTGTTGGTGTTGTCCCAGCGGAATACGCGTAGATTGGTCGGCGCAGTAACATCGGCAGCGAATTCGAGGTACGGCAGATCGGAGCCAACGCGCAGTGCGCCGTTGGTCTGGTAGGCGTAAGAGATGCCGCCCAGCGTCAGGAACGCCATCTGGTCGATACGATCCGAGAGCCAGTACGCCAGCACGTTGCGGGCATTGCCACGGAATTCGACAATAGACTTCTGATCGGCGATGCGACCTTCGTGGCGGTTAGCGTGACGCAGCTGATCGACGCGAATGACCTGATCAAAGGTCTGCATCGCTTCTTCGTTGCCTTCCAGTGTGCGGTCGCCTGCGATACCGTCACCGACCAAGTCGGCGAGCAGTGTAATTACGGCGCGTGCGCCCTTTTCGGATTTCTTCAGCTCAGTGATGTGCTGAACCATCGCACCGGGGCCGTTGCCCAGGAATTTGCCGATGAATGATTGGTTACGGGCATTCTTCCAGAGATCACGACTCCACATCGTTTTCTGGTTGTTGGTCAAAAGCCCAAAATTGGTCAATGCCATTTGGCACCTCCGTAAGTTGATTGAAATTAGTCACAACTGCTGCTGTGTCGAATTTCGTCTCGACCTACGAGGTGGCCCGTATCGGGAGCCAAGCGGGGTACTACATGTTCGTGATTCTAAAACAAAAATAGATAGACTGCAAGCAGTCTATCTATTTTATTAGACTCGTAAAGCTGGGTTTAGGCGCTTAGTAGTGCGTGCCACACAGCCGGTGCGTCGGACACGCAGAAGAACGTGACCGTCTTCCCAGCCGCCAACGCATAGGCGGCATTCACAGCCAGCGCGTTGATAGCATCGCCGACACCGGGGAAGACATTCAGGCTGTTCGCTGCAGCTGCATTAGCGACGGTAATCGAATTACCGGCAACCGCAAGGGGAAGCAGAACCGAATCGCCTGCTGAGGCCACTGTAGTGACACGGGCGATCTGGGTGGTGATAGGATACCCGGTGGTCTGTCCGCCGCCAGCATGAGCTGTTACGGCATCCATGTAGGTCTCCACGAAGAACCCTGGGGTGGACATGTTGCCCCCGGCGTTTCGTGGGCTGTTCATGGCTTGTTCTGCTGCGTCTCTTGATCCGATGCTCATAATTTTCTTTCAAGTGGTTGGTACGGTTAAGTATGGGGCCGGTTACAGCTCGTCGCCCCGCAGTTTAGCTAACGTCTTCTCGTCAATAGCCGCGAAGTCCTTCTGGCTCATAGCCATAGCGCGTTCAGCGGTCAACGCGCCGCCCTGCTCGTCGCTATTCACCCCGACTTTCGTCAGCGAGGCTGGGGTCTTGTTCACTGCGTCGATCCCTGCCTTCAGGGCGGCTTCCCTGCGGGCGGCAGCAACGTCTTCTTTTTTGACGTTCGGCGTCACTTCAGTCGCGATCTCCTGCTTCTTCGTGCCGGCACCGAGCATCTTGGTTACGGCTTTCTGCAGCGCCGCCGAGGGAGCCAGCCCTTTGCGCTCGTAGGTGGCCTTCAGGTCCAGGATATCTTCGACCTGCTCGCTGTCATATGCCTCGTCGTTAGGGTTCAGCACCGGGTACGCCGACTCCAGCCGTTCCACGACGGTGTCGTAGCGCACACGCTCGACTGCGCGCACTTCCGCCTGCTGCACCTTCATATCTGACTGGTACTCGCGCACATCCCGCTCCAGACGGCGAATTTCGCTCATCTTGGCAGTGGCCTTTTCGATCTCGCCGTCAGCCAGGAGCTTGTTGTACTCCGCCTCCAGGCCGACGATCTTCGTCTCGGCGGCATTCAAGTCCTGGTTGACCTTGACGACTTGCTCGCCCTGCTTGTACTTAGCCAATTCAGCGACGAGCGCGGCGCGCTCTGCGCGCTCTTTCTTGAGGATCGCGTCGTGACGCTCGAAAGGAACGGGTTTTTGCTTCGCTTTCAGCGCTTCGGCGGCTTTCTCTTCGTCCGTCTGGTCTAACTTCGTCTCGTCGACGACCTTGTCATCTTTGAGCGGATCAACAATCGTGGCAGGATCGACTTTGTCTGCCGGAGCACCGTCGCCGAGGGTGACTTCGTTGCCCCAGTCTTCAGCGCCGCCGCCTTCGTCGCCTGCGGCGTACATGAAGAAGGGGGCGAGGAGGAATTTTAGGAGTTTGGAGTATTTCATGTCTTTGTTCCTGGTTGTGGTTTAGGTTGGCTTCTCGCGGCGATTCTGTCGGAGACCGCCTTCTCCGCTGCTGCTTTTTGATCCAGCTGCGCTTTCATGTTCATCTCTTCCCGCTTCATCTGCAGCTCTGCGTGCAGCTTCTCCTGCTCCAGCTGGAATTTCTGCTGGGCCATCTGCTGCTCGTGCTGGAACTTCCGCTCGTTCAGGGCGATCTCCGCCTGCACTTTCGCCTGCTCTGCCTGGGACTCTGCTTCCGGCCCTTCAATCGGGGTCATGGCCTCTTTCTGGGTAGCGACGCCCTCTTTCCTCGCCTTGGCATCCTTCAGCACAGCGTCCGCGTCTTTCTGCTTCGTTTCAGCCTCAGTCTTCGTGACCTCCGCTGTCTGCTGGCGCAGGGCCAGCTTCTGCTGCTCCTGGGCTTCCGGCGACTGGGAAGCTGCCTGCATCTGCTTGATGAGATCGTTCTTGTTGAGCAGCCGGGACGTGTTGATGATGAACGCGTCAGGTATGTTGATGCCGAGGTCTTTCTTCATGGAGACCGCCTGATCGAACTGGCTGTCTTCCAGCGTCTCGCGCTGCGGCACCGAACTGATCGTCACGTCGAACTCGCCCAGCATCAAGTCGTTCACGACAGTGCCGTCGGGCTGCACCTGATTGATCGTGACATTTTCTGTGCCGCCCCCAGGCGTGTCATGGGTGATGGTGAGGATGCGTTCTTCTGTGTAGAAGGTCTGTACGAGGTCCAGCACGTTCCGGGCGATCATGAAGTCCGTCCGCACCAGACTGTCCAGCGGCTTGGCGAGGTTCGTGTTGGCGGCTTTCTTCTTTTCCTGAATCGCCTTAGCCGCAACATCCTCCCTGTCCTGCCCCTGCTGGCTGTCGGTGATGCCAGAAATCGTTTTGATGCTCTCCTCGGCCTTGTAACTGATCCGGTCGAGACCCTGCGGCGTGGCGTTAGGCTGCAGCTTCTCAATATCGTCCAGTGAATTGGCCATCTCGATCACCAGCCCTGTCTCGGCCCCGCGCTGCTCCAGCTCCTCTATCGACATCGTGGCAAGCGCCCCGCTCTTGACCTTGTAGCCGCCGTTCGCGCTGCTGTTGACGACGTGCAGCTCCTGCGATGTGACCTTGTTCAGCAGCTCCTGCGGGCCGACCAGATTCTCGACCAATCCGATAGTGGTGCCGCGCCGGAAGTACGGGAAATAAGGGATGACTGTGAAGTGCTTGTATGGCGACCAGTCATCGTGCAGCACGACGTTGTCACAGATCACCGTCCAGCGGATACGTTTGACGAGCCGAGGGATGACCTGATAACCGAACTGCTGGACGACTGCGGCGATGCGGTCACGATCCCAACCCTCTGGAACCGGGCGCATATTCCCCGTTTTTGGGTCGATGAAGTGTTTCTGGCGGTCCATAATGCGGTGCTGGCGCTCAATCACGCGCAGACTGCGCACAACCGGCGACTCGTCGTATGCCTGAGCCTGCCCGCCGTAGTTGGCGTTGAATGGCAGGCCGAACCTGTCACGGATGTTGTCAATGGAGTCGTAGCCGTAGGGGTAGTAGCTGTCGTCGCGGTTGCGCAGATACTCCGCATCTTCCTTACTGTACAGGATGGCGATATCGTCGGCAGTCATCCACTTCGTGACAAACACCTCGTTCCAGCTGTCCGGGTCGTGCTCCTCGGCGTCGTTGTCGACGATCACGTTCTTCGGGTTGATCGTCTCGATCCGCACTTCGCCCTGCATGGAGGCATTAAAGTCCAGCCTGACATCAAGATACCCACGGCTGGTGATAATCCCGTCTGCGAACATGTCGCTACGCCGCCAGTCAAGCTGATTATTGTCAGATATCTGTTTGAACACCTTCGTCAGCACGTCGGCGGTGGCAGGGTCAGCGCCGGACTTAGGCCGGAAACTGATCTCTGAGCGGTTATATATCTGCTCCCCCATTACGTTGCCGATGGTGGAGATGATTTTATTGATCGTCAGCGCGGGGCGGCGCGCGGCGCGAAGGGCTGCTCGATCTGCCTCAGTCCACTGGTTGCCCTGGAAAAATTGCTCGCAGGTATCGGCTTTCAGGACGTACTGGGCATGCCCGTTGTCCCTACAGTAGGCATAGCGATACCAGACCTTTGAAGCCGACTCGGTGTTAAGGGGCATATTTTCTCTCTGCTACGCCGACATGTGCGACGCGTTCGCGCGGGTACCGCGTAATCTGTCTTTCCAGGACTTCTTGCCCTTCGCCTTCGGCATCTGCGGCGGCTCACTACCCACTGCCATCTGCGCCATCCACGCCATACTGTCAACACAATCATCGTGTACGCCAGCCGGGAAGCGCAGCATCTCATTTCTGACCGTGTCGTACCACTCGCCTGTGTGGTTGAAGCTCACCATGCCCTGCTGCATCCGGCCCTGAAGCGCCCTGCCTCGCGCCAGCTTGTCCGTAATCGGTCTGAGGACAACGATGGAGGGGTAGAAATTCGTCTCCCGCATGCGCTTTTTCAGCAGGGCCTCAATCGAGCGGTAAATCTGCCCATCCTCGACGCCAATCGTTAGACTCGCATGGTACCACTTCTTAGATAGATTTAAAATAGATTCGACGATAAAAAAAGCGTCAGCAGACTTGAACCGCACCACCTCCGCTACGTGCAGCACATCGTCGTAATCCTGCAGACCTACCGTACCGACCGTGTAATCGTTGTGAGCTTTCTCACTGATGGCGAAATCCCACGCGATGTAGACCCGGCTCTGGAGTAGCAACGGGATCGGCCCACGTTTGAACTGATCCTTGGTGAAGTAGCTGCCGTCGTCGGGTACCGGGTTCTGCTGGTACAACGCAGCCCAGAAGCGGTTGGCGATGGTCGCCTTGATCCGGCGAAGTTTAACGATATCGTAGCGGGCTTCGTGGAGGCAGTCGCCTTTCTGCCGCAGCAGCCGACCGTTCGCCGGGGCGGTGTCGTAGACGATTAAGTCAGTGTCGGTATCCAGATACTCGTCGTGCTCCGCAATCGCCGGGTATTTGACGATCTCGAACTGGTCAGCCTCCGGGTCGGCGATCATGGCCTGCTGCAGCTTGCCAGCCAGATCGTCATCGTGCCACCATGTCTGAATGACAAGTACGCCGGCACCTGGGGCCAAGCGCGTGTAAGCCGTCGAGCCGTACCAGTCCCACAGGGACTCGCGCGTGGTGGCGCTGTCCGCCTCTTCCGCGTTCTTGATCGGGTCATCAATGACCAGGATGTGCGCGCCCTTGCCTGTGATCCCACCGCCGACACCGGCTGCGACGTAGCCGCCTGTGTCCCCGGCGATAGCCCACTCTTCCGTGGAGCGGTTGTCGGGGTTCAATCGGGCGTCGAACACAGTCTGAAACGCAGGGTCGTCGAACAGGGCCTTGATCTTCTTGGAGAACCCCATCGCCAGGGAGATGTTGTACGAGCAGGCGATGAATTCGTGATCCGGGTGTCGTCCAAGGTGCCACGCCGGGAACATCTTGGAGGCCAACTCACTCTTACCATGACGCGGCGGCATCAAGAGCATCAACCGTGGGCTTAAGCCAGCCGCTACGTCGTCGCTGAACCTCTCCAACCGCCTGCAGATATCCTCATGCACCCAGCCAGCCATGTACTTCGGGTTCATGCGCCGCACGAACGACAGCAGCTTTCTGCGCGCCATGATCCGGCTCGCCATCTCCTGCTTGGCGGCGAGCGCGGGCTTAGTCGTCACGCATCACCTCATCGAACGCCACATCCTCGATCTCACCCTTGATCAGCTTCAGCAGATCGGCGTCGGAGGCTCGTTCGAGGCGCTTCATAGTGAGGTCGCCCGTGATGTTTATGTCAATTTTTTTGGTGTTTTCTTGATAATATCCGCACATTCTTCCGATTTCCCGCCATGCGCCTGTCAAAGCGGTCGGGTCGGCCAGTGTGCGAGCCATGTCAGCAGCCTCCAGGAAGCCGTCCATGACCTTTTTACGGGTCATCTGTGCCGCAGCCACGTACAGGGCTTTTTCGGCGTCGTATATCCTTAAAATCGCCGGGTCTTTTGCCAGCCGGTAACACATTGCTCCACTATCGGCATAACCCGCGCGGTAACTGGCGCTCAGGATCGTCTCGCCAGCAGCCCACTCTTTGACGAAAATTTTCTGTTTTTCGGTGAGCGGTCGATTAGGGTTTTGGGTTTCGATGATGGCGATCTTGCCGCCGTTGGTCGGTGTCTTGCGGAGCGCAGCGATGCGCTTAGCCTGCCCTTCCGGGGAGGCATTTTGTTTTGACCTTAGTCGGGGTTTCGGGGTGAGGTCGTCCCTGGCCCTGATTTTCAGGTCGGCGGGGTCTTTGCGTTTGGTCATCACGCGAGTCTAACTTAGATCGTAAATCTTTTCAGAAAAATTTTTATGAAAATTTCTGGGTTACGTCGGTCTGGGTCCCTCACCTACCCCTCGTCATCAGCCGCCCCCACTTCGGTTTCCGCACCCAGCGCCCGGATAAGGAGTCTCTTTTACCCCGGCCACGCAGCAAGGAACTCCAAGCATTCCGAACCCCGCTCCGAGTTCTTGGCGCTCGCCACCACACATCCAACCACAAGGACACGGTGAGGCTGTGTCCTTGGTCTGTCTGCCTTGGTGTTGTCTATACATTAACCAAGGAGATAGTCATGGCATCAGCACTCACCAAGGCGCAGCTGGAAGCGGAGAACGCAGCACTACGCGCAGAGATCGCGACATTGAAGGAGCAGGCGCTCAATGCTGCGTCAGTAGCAAGCTCCGTCAACCGGATGCACAAGCAGGCATCGGGTGCGCCGCAATACGTCAAACCCCAGTGGCAGATAGATCGTGCTGCCGCCATGGAAGCAGCGCGCGCGTTGGCGATGACCAAGCACGTCATTGCCAAGGTTGGGTAATTCTGCAAGGACGCGGTAAGGCTGCGTCCTTGCTCTTTTTGCTTTTGTGTTCATTACCTAGGAGAACGAACATGGAATACATCAACGTGTGGGCAGACGGGTCGTGGTGCTTCGACTCAGAACTATCAGAAATGAAACACAGGAGCGATGACGTTACGCGCGTAGCAATCCCAGATGGTGCGTGCGACGAACAGATGGACGAGTTGGCGATGAGCGCTGTTTCTTAAACCCTGCAAGGACGCGGTAAGGCTGCGTCCTTGCTCTTTTTGCTTTTGTGTTGTTCCCTATCATTCAATCACTCAGGAGAATCATCATGGCCACAGCTGTACAAACTAAAGTAATCGAAGCAATGCGCAACGCAAAGAAACAACCGATTGATCTCGGCGCAAATCTCAATCAACCAAAACCAGTTGCTGCTACCGAAGCAGAGTTGGCCGAACCAAGCATGGCGCAGATCGTTTGGGATTTGACGCGCAACATGATGCCGAGCACACGCAGCATCATCGCATACGTCGCGCACATTTCGATCCTCACCGTCGGCACCATCGGCGCGTGGAGTTTGGTCAACTCGATGTTGGTCGGGGCGGTTGCGTTGAGCGGCGGGATGTTCTTGGCCTTCGTGGTTGGCTTGCTCGCGATGTGCATCGCGGTGTGGGCCGCGTCGAAGCTCGGTCACGTCGCGGCTGGATATATTTCCTCCGGTGCGATTGATCGCCATCTGTCGAACGCTAAAGAATCGGTGCTCGGAATATTTCGCGCAGCACCTAAGACAGCGTAACTAAAACTCAGGCCGCAGAACATCGCGGCCAGTTAAGGAGAGCATCATGATTATAGAAAGTGGTTTGATCGTAGCACTCGGACTCACGTTCATGTGGTTCAAGTGCCCATGGAAAAAAAGAATGTGGATGCTATCGAATCCTTTGCTAATGGATGTCATAGTTTTCATAATGTTGAACATTTTACATTGGGGCTCATTTTCTGGTGTGATGGTCGCAGCGACTGGTTCTCTGATTTGTTCTGGACTCATAACTGTCGGACGTAAATGTCTCGGGCACATTGATGCACGGATTTATTATCCGGGGATTTGGCAAGTGGATGCAGAGGAGTTGAGATGACCAACGACACAGCGGAGATAGGCAGACTACGGATCGAAACCATATATGCGCGGCTGGTCGTTGTGAAGAACACCATCACCGACAAGCAGTACGCATTGAAACAGCTTCGACTCGCGATGGAAGAAATCAAAATCATGTTTGGCGAAAAACCGAATGAACAATTCTGAATACTACTACGACGCACCTCAAGACGACGAAGACGTGCTTGAGGTGAATTGCATCGACCCGGAACGTCAGTACAGCGGCGACCCATTCGACATCATCGCAGCGATGGAAGAGGAAACAGGATGCCCACTTACCACATCATGTGTACGCACCACGGAAGGCCAGCACTCGTGCAAATTACAGCGCGTTACAGCAAGGATGCATTAACCCTCGCGTCACGCACCGCCACCAACCTGCAAATACTGTTCGCCACCAAGCCAAAGGAGAAACAGCCAATGTAGCGACGATCAATCAAGCGGATCACAGGATATGGTTCGTTATCCTTGTGGTGATACGCAGAACACGAACCAGACCGGCAAATTGGCGCAGAGAGCGACCGGACTCGCAGCCAACCATCAGAACGTAAGCATCAAGGATAGCAGTGCTCAAAGCCAAAGCACGCCGGACGCTGTAACCGGCAAACCACACATACACAACCAAGGAAATAACCATGAACGTCATCACACCTGAAATCGCAGCCAGCATCATCACAACCAAGAAAACTCACGCCGCCAAGAAAATCACCGGCATCAAGAAAGACGCGATCAATGCAATCGCAGCCAAACAGATAGCTGCATCCGTCACAGCAATCATCAGCAACGTGCAAGAGTATCTGGACGAACTGCACACGCTCGCAGCCAGCAACGGATACTTCGCGCAAAACAGCATCGTGAACTCACTCGGATTCTACTGCTTGAATCAACTGCTGTGGAATTACCGGAAAGCAAAGGCAAAAACCAAACTCGTTGTCGCCTGCGGGATTGACCCATTCAATGACGGATCGGCTGAACAGGACGAAGCAGTAAGCAAAGCACTGAACATGGTTGAGATCGGGTTCGACGCGCAGCTGCCAACATTTGACGCAACACCATTGATCGGCATATACAAGAAATTATTTCGCGCACAGGCCAGCAACGTTATGTTCTGCCAGAAATCCCCACCACGTCAACCGATTGAAATACTCAGCGACATGCTGAACAACGACAACACCACCGACACCAAAGCAGCATATGATGCGTTCACAAAGAAACAATCTGACTGCACATCGGCAATGCTCCAAGCTGAACGCGCGAAACAACAGCAGCTGAAGACTTTACGCGAAGCTGCGAGCAACAAGATCGAAGCAGAGTACATACTGACTGAAATGCAGAAGACAATGCAAGGAGAGCTAACCGATGATCTGTGGAACACGGTACCGCTCTGGCTGCAATATAAATGGACGGTCGGCGTCATGCAACAAGCAGTCAAAGCAATCGTGTTCATCGAGAACACCGAAGAGTTTCCAGACGCAAGCTACGACCGTCTGAAAACATTGGTGCAGACAATGTACCTTGAATGTGATCTGGCGTCACGCGACCCCCAGGTCAAGACAGCGTTCGGTCTCGGCAAGCTCGATGAACGCCATGAACTGATCAAGGCAGAAGTCGAAAAGAAACCAGCCGAACATGGACTGACCACCCTGCTCGCCAACAACATGAAATCAAAACTGGTTCGTCGCGTACCGCACAAGAAGGATGAACCCGACACAGGCATCGTCGGATTGGTCAGCACGCAGCCAGCAACACAGCCTGCGATCACACCACTGCACTAACCACAACGCCCACATCCCACAAGGATGTGGGCTTGTTTCTTTTTGGAAACTTCTGTTGTTTGCCGGGCTTCTTATATATATATACTACCTACTCTTCTATTCTCTTCTTATCTTGAATCAATTAATTTAAAACGGAAGAATAGAAGGAAAGAGATAATAGCTAATAAAATCAACAACTTACAAATTCCGCTCTTCCGATTAAAAACACGAAAAAAAGCTCTTGCCTTCGCTCCAAGTAAGATTTACGATTACCACCCTGTGCCGCACCTGGAAAACATCATGAAACTGACATTTTTGAAAGCCCCTGTATCGCTCACAAAGTCGTTCACCAAGCAAGCTGACGGGAGCATCAAGAAGTCCAGTTATCCAAACGTGTACGAAGTCACGACGATCAATGAACCGTGTGCCGATCTGCGCAACATGGAAAAACTTTTGAAGGGGCACGCCGCACTCGGTCATTGTCTGCTCAAAGGAAATCCAATGCGCGACCTCGTATGCGAATCACGCGCCGGTACCACGGACAGCGGTGCAGTCACGGACTGGATTGTACTTGATCTGGATGGTGTACCGAATTGTTCAAGTGTCGAAGATTTTCTTCGCGCCTTGAACCTCAGCGATATCAGCTATCTCATTCAGTGGTCAGCGAGCCACGGCATCAGTAGCAACGATCTGCGCGCCCATGTATACATGCAGCTCGCCACCCCGCTCGCCGCACCGTTGGTCAAGCAATGGTTGATCGGCATGAACCACTCCATCACCCTACTCAAAAATGCGATGACCTTGACCAAAACAGGCAACAGCATTTCATGGCCGTTGGATATCAGCGCATGCCAAAACGATAAACTGCTGTACATCGCCCCACCAATCCTGAAAGGGATTAAAGACCCGATGGCAAAGAAGCAGCGCATCGAGTACGTGCCCAAGAAATCGCACCACCTCAATATCATCACAATCAACTCTACCGCGCAAAACCGTGAACTCACCAACAAACGTATCAACGAGATTCGGGAAGCCCAAGGATACCCATCTCGTAAAACCACTTACAAGATGCACGGCAACATAGAAGTCATGAACAAACCGGACGCCTGCGTAGTAACCGACATGCGCGCCGAACGCGGCTTCGTGTATTTCAATCTGAACGGCGGTGACAGCTGGGGGTACTACCACCCCGAAGACAATCCGGACTACATCCACAACTTCAAAGGCGAGCCAAGCTACGTCACCAAGGAATTACTACCTGAATATTGGCAATCCCTTACAAGTCAACCAATACGCACATCCAGCCAGGGAGTCACTTACCTCGCCTTCTGCGACCGTAAAAGCGGAGCCTATTGGCGTGGTACCCACGATGCACAAACCGACACACTTGACATACACATGGCGAAAACCAAAGAAATGATGAAAGATTTCGCAAAGCTGAATGGGCTAACTCTAGGCGGCACCATCCCAGAATGGGATATGGCTTTCGACCCCCAAGACAATGTACGCGTCGACATCGGCAATAAGACAATCAACACGTTCCAACCCACTGTATATATGCTGGCACCGATCAGAAAAGTATCTACCTGCCCTAAGACCATTTTGAAAGTCATCCATCACGCGCTTGGTAGCGATCAAGCAGCCACCGATCACTTCCTAAACTGGATAGCATTCATTCTTCAGTTTCGTGATCGTACAAAAACGGCATGGGTACTGCACGGCACGCAAGGCACCGGTAAGGGAATACTGATGAACAACATCCTGCGACCTATATTCGGATTCGCTCAAACCTCAGCGACCAGAGCTGAAACTCTAAGCGACAGATACAATGGCAGCACAGAGAAATGCTTTTTAGTGTTCGCTGATGAAGTTGACAGCGATGGAATGAAAGACGGCAAAGGCATGATGGCGAAGCTGAAAAATTTCATCACTGAAGAGTTCATTGAAATCCGCCACATGCACATGGCTCCTTACGAAGTGAAAAACCACACCAACTGGATATTCGCCAGCAACAAACCCGAACCAGTCAAGATCGACCGCGAAGACCGTCGATTCAACGTAGGTAAATACCAGCCGACCAAAATAATCATCAGCCAAAAAGAAATCGATGAACTGATTCCGAAGGAACTCCAAGGATTTCATGATTACCTCATGAGTTCGACAGTAAATAAAGTTCAAGCGTCAACACCCCTTGACTCGGAAGACAGAGATAAAATGATCCGACTGTCAGAAATATCAGCTGACAGGCTGAGTAGTGCCTTGGCTGAGGGAGACTTTGAGTTCCTTGTCTCGCAGCTACCAACAGGAACAACACCCCAAACTGACTTCAAGGAGAGTAACAAACTACAAGCATATATCGACGTACTGAAAATACTCATTACACGCTCTGACGACAAAGGAAAATGCAACGTCTCACGAGACGAGCTAAGACCCGTATTCGAGTATGTGATAGGGGACGTACCGACGACACCCTACAAATTCACAACCTACTTAGGCCACCGCAGGATCGAAACAACAAAAGTGTGGATAGATGGAAAGTCAGTGCCAGGAATACGAGTAGACTGGACAAATATCGACGAATTCCTAGATCACGACGCGCTTACCCAACAGAAACCACCCCAACCAAAATTGAAAGTAGTGAAGGTATGAACTCCGCACAAAACAAGAAATTCGAGGCGTGGGCAATCCAACTGCCGCACATGCTGATGCTGCAGCGGAACGTCAGCCACGCCACAGGGCTTCCGCATTATAAATACGCGGCAACAAAGTACGCCTGGGCTGCGTGGCAAGCTGCCCTATCACAATCCCGATCCTCGCCAGAATTTTTACGCATGGGTTGACAGCGATCCACAAAGCAATTATTGAATTTTAACGTAGCACAACAGGAGAAACACATGTCTGACAAAGAAATTGAGCAGGAAATTCAAGCCAAAGGGCTGACAGCGCCGCGCATTACGCCGGACGATATTGAACGCACCATTTCGCATGAACACATATTCAGTGTTGGCGAAGCCTTGCGCGCCCTTGGGCATCCGACCGATGACGCATTCGACTTGCTGACAATTTGTGCATTAAAGCTTACCAATGGCTTCACTGTTACCGGCGAATCAGCGTGCGTAAGTCCTGAAAACTTCGATGCAATTATTGGCCGCAAGATCGCGCGAGAAAATGCCGTCAATAAAATATGGCCCTTAGAAGGCTATCGTTTGAAGTCGAAGCTGTCCGATCGAGGTGGAGCGCAGGCGCCAGGTTCTATCTAATCCTCGCGGCCGAACCGACCGGGTTCAATTACATCGACAAGCCACCACGCGGTGTGAAGCTAACCCTGCTCACTAAGGGCAAGGGCCACCGCAGGATCGAAACAACGAACAAATTGCCGAAGCAATCAAGCTGCTGGCAACAACCAAAGGAAATTAAAATGCAAAACCGCCTCGCAATCTCTCAAACACAACCCTACGTCATCGACATGATGCTCACCGACGAACAGGCTGAATCTCTCCACCACATGCTTACTCATGTACGGGTCAGCATGCTCAACTTCATGGACCGTGAAGTTCTCCACCGCGTTCGCGACGCACTAGAAGATTTCAGCCGCAGTCGTCGCCGTCGTGGGCAGGTAATAAGGACCATAACGAGGGAATACTCATGACAGCCCGAATCAAAATCCTTGAGCTGATGACAGATTTGCCAGGAGGATTCATAACCCTCGCCACCCTCTCTAAGTCACTTAAAATATCGCACAGGGTCATAACCGAAGCCGTGCGAGGTTTGGTGTCTGAAGGCAAGCTGCTCGAAGCCACGAACCGATTCAACACCGGCCAATTCATCCTGGCCAACCGCAGAGTCAATCCACCACCCACACCCGTCTGGATGCGGCCAACCCTGTCCGGCTACGAAGCCCGTATGCGCAGCTTCGCAACCAACTGCGAAGCAACAAGGAGATAAGCATGATCAGCATCCATCATGAACTACCAGACATAATGCGCGACGCCGAGCGCTACCGGAAAATCCGGGAAATGGCATCGAATGAGGAAAATATCACCTCTGAAGAATTTGATCAACGTGTCGACGACCTGGTACCAAATGAAAACTAAACTGAAATTGATCTGGCTGAACTGGCAATTGAGGTCAGCCGAGCGAAACGCCAAATTCGAAAACAAGGTATTCCGTGAGGCGCGCAGCCACGAGGCACACTTCCTGATCGCAGCGAACCGACTGCGCAGCGAGATCGGGCGCATGCACCAGGAGCAGATGATTGAAGTGTTGCCAAGCAATATCATTCGTTTCAAATAGCGCTTGACTCTAATATCTAACTTAGATATTATCGCTTTCTTCGATAGCCTAACCTCCACCGGGTAAGAGTGTGGAGGACCAGCAATCCTTAAACTACAGCGGAGCATCACATATGAACCTGTTTGCCATTAAACACCGGGACGACAAATCCATCTCCCCGCCCTTCTTCAGCGACAAGATGAAAGCCAAAGCCGAGCGCACCAAGCTCGGTGACGATTACATCGTCGTCCCTGGCCCTGACCACCGGAAATTCAACAAACCTTCTTAATCCTTGAACGCAGGATGAGTCCTGCCGGAGATTGCCATGCGCCCTACCCAGCTTAAAACCGCTTTACGCCACTTGATGTCCAAACGCCGCGCTGCCTTCATCTGGGGACCCCCAGGTGTCGGCAAGAGTGACATCGTGGCATCCATCGCCAAGGAAGACAAACTCGATCTGATCGACTTCCGTATGGCCCTGCGCGACCCGACCGACATCAAGGGCTTCCCGATGCCGGACACCACCACGAAGACCATGAAGTTCTTCCGCGACGGGGAACTGCCCACCAAAGGCAAGGGCATCCTGTTCCTGGACGAGTTGAATAGCGCAGCGCCGGCCACACAGGCAGCGGCCATGCAGCTGACCCTCACCGGCAAGATTGGCGACTACACCCTACCAGGAGGCTGGCGCATCATCGGTGCCGGCAACCGCGAGTCAGATCGTGCAGTCGTCAACCGCATGCCATCAGCGCTCGCCCTACGCTTCACCCACCTCGATCTGGATGTCAGTCTGGATGACTGGAGCACCTGGGCGCTGGAGAACAATATGCCGACGGAGTTGATCGGATTTATCCGCTTCCGGCCAAACCTGCTGCACGCGTTTGACCCGTCACAGCGCAGCTCGCCGAACCCACGCAGTTGGACGTTCGTGAGCAGCGATATCGGCTCCAGCATGGACCGCGACACTGAGTATGAAGTGCTGAAAGGTACGGTCGGAGAAGGTGCAGCCAGTGAGTTCGTGGCGTTCCTGCAGGTGTATCGTGACCTGCCCAGCATCGACAGTATCATGCTAAACCCGGACAGCGTACCAGTACCAACTTCCCCGGCGACTCTTTACGCCCTCAGCTCTGCGCTGGGCGCGAAATCTAAGAAAGACACATTCGACCGAATGATGATCTACGTAGAGCGCATGCCTATCGAGTTCCAGGTCGTGACCGTGCGTGACGCCATCCGGCAGAACAATACGATTTCGGCGACGAAGGCGTTTGTGAAATGGGGCATCAACAACGCATCAATCGCGATGTGATCAACCTAAACCGACCACTCCCCGGCCCGCAGCCCTTCGAATCCGAAGCGCAGAAGCGAGCATGGGCAGCAACTCTGCACCACTTTACAGAAGTAACGAACGCCATGAACTCGGTCGACAGGCGCAGTTTAGACCACTGCCAGAAACTAGCCAATAAAGGCGATGCCGTCGCACTCGGAATTTTGGCCGAGTTCATGGCACAACGAATGAAAGGAAATTGAAATGAGTAATCAACACGACAAAGCATTTGAAGCCTACTTCGATAAGAAATACGGAAGGCACGGAGAGCAGTACAGCGATGAGATTATCGAAGAGGCACGTAGCGCATGGAATGCTGGGATAACCCACACAACTGCAATCTCGAATGTCGAACCTGAAATCAAAATCGTCATACTCGACCGTGGCTTTGTCTTCGTCGGCTATGTCACTCAGACCGAGACTGAAATGTACATCGACAAAGCCCGTTGTATCCGTAAGTGGGGAACGACGAATGGACTTGGCGAACTGAAGAACGGGCCAACGAAAGAAACAGTTCTCGACGCGATCTGTACAGTTCGCCCCCTATTGCGGGCTGTGCTATTTACTGTTGATTGCAACCAGTCAAAATGGAAGCCCCACTTAGTCTGACCTTGCTAACCCGTCGTCTATTAGGGTTAGACGACGGTCTATTAATGACGTTGGATGGCGACGGCTACGGTAGCGGCGGCAGCGGCTACGGCAACGGCTACGGCTACGGCGGCGGCGGCGACGGCGACGGCTACGGCGGCGGCAGCGACATCGGATACGGCTACGGCAGCGGCGGCAGCGGCTACGGCAACGGCTACGGCTACGGCGGCGGCGGCGACGGCGACGGCTACGGCAGCGGCGACGGCGACGGCGACGGCGGCGGCAGCAGCGGCGACGGCTACGGCAACTAATAAGGAGAAAGACATGCTACAAAACCAAGCCATGATAGCAAATCTCAACATTCGCTCTTGGACAGCGCGCAAGCACGACCGCGCTGTCTCCAACGAAGTGGACGCTGCTCACAACGCACAGGAAGGTGGACGCTACAACAAGCTGCTGATCGATAAGTCAGCACTCGACCCGCTCACCAAGCATGCAGGGCGTGTACGGGAATATCACTATTCCCTCACCTTGCCATGGGGCGACAACGGCGACCGGCTACTACCAGCCAAGGCGTACATGGACTACACCGCAACTATGAGGAAACTAAAAGATGAATATGCGTCCTATGCTCGTACATTTGAGGCTTCCTACCCCCAACTCGTTGCCGATGCTCGGCAGCGCCTGGGCACCATGTACGATGCCAACGATTATCCCCCTATCAGCGACATACGCGACCGCTTTGATATCCGCGTGGCATTTCAACCAGTCCCTGACGCTAAGGACTTTCGCGTCGATGTGGGGGACGAAGCTCTAGCTGAGATCAAAGCGAGCATCAACGAAGCCGTAGCGGAACGTCAAGCCGGCGCAGTCAAAGAGTGCTGGGTACGGCTCAACGATGTAATCGGCAAGCTGTACACCATGATGATCAAGGACAAGCCAATCTTTCGTGACAGCATCATCGACAACGTGAAGGACTTGATCAGTATGCTGCCAAAGCTGAATATCACGAACGATCCTGCATTAAACGAAGTCTGCAAAAAGGTGTCCTTAGTCGTCAACTCAACTTCGCCACATTATCTACGCAAAAGCGCACGAATGCGCAACGACGTGGCGCTGGCTGCAGAAGGGGTGCTGCGTGAAATCGCCGATCATACTTGATGAATTTACCGATATGGACCCGACAAGAGACCCAGGCTACACAGCCATGAAGAATGCCCTCCATCGAATGCGCAATGGAACCGACCAATTTGCAACACAAGCGGCACAGATTCTGACGATGAACACCAGCCAACGGAAAGCCTTCTATCGGCGCATGAAGAACGGCATGAATACCCCATTCATCAACGAGGTGCGGATGCAGACATTGGTGATGCGGCTAGGAGGATGAGATGGATACCCTCTTTAAACTAACCCGTCGTCTATTGGGGCTAGACGACGGGATATTAATGACGTTGGATGGCGACGGCTACGGCAGCTACCACGGCAACGGCAGCGGCTACGGCGTCAGCGGCTACGGCGACGGCGGCGGCAGCGGCGGCGGCGTAGGCGGCGACGGCAACAACGGCTACGGCGACGGCGACGGCCATGGTAGAGGTTACGACAATTAAGGAGCAAGAAATGGCCAAAACGGAATTACCGAAGACCCACTACTACGATATGGCACTTACCCTACTCGCACTGGAAAACAAGAAATGGATATCGAACAAAAATACATATAACCACTGGGACCCCGAAACGCGGCTCTGGTGGATCAAGCGAGTAGAGGAAGAAGCCGCTAAAGGCTTGCCAATGGCAACTGAATTGGTTGCCAAGGCATTGATGATAAGGATGACGAAATGAATACACATTACAAAGTATATTGGGAGATCGATATTTTCGCCGACTCCCCAGAAGCTGCTGCAGAGGTAGCATTGATGGCCCAGCGCGACTCTTCCTCGACATGCACCTATTTCACAGTGTACGATGTCCGTACCGGAACTTCGATTGACGTCGACCTAAACACAAGCGGAGAATAAGATGAACGAACAAGCCAAAGCCAAAACCAAGCTCACCCGCGCCCGAGCAACGCTGATCCTCGATCAGCCGTTCTTCGGTGCGCTGGCTCTGCGCCTGCACCTCGTCGAAGACGAAAACACAAAGACCATGTCTGTGGACGGTAAGACGATCCGCTACAACCCGGACTTCGTGAACGAGTGCAGCGCTGGCCTCACCAAAGCCGTCGTCGCCCATGAGGTCATGCACTGCGTCCTTGATCATATGGGACGGCTTGCCGAACGCGACCACCGTAAATGGAATCAGGCTGCAGACTACGCCATCAATCAGATTCTGGAAGATGTCGGTTTCAGCTTCGAAGGCACCGGCCTTCTCAACCCTGCATTCAAAGGTAAATCCGCTGACGAGATTTACACACTCCTGCCGGATACCCCAGAAGGGCAGAGCGACCCACTCGACAATATGACCCCAGGCGATCCTGACCCTGCGGCCAAGGCTGAAGCTGCGCGCGACTGGAAAGTTGCCACCATCCAAGCCAAGGAAGCTGCCAAGATCATGGGCAAGCTACCACAAGAAATCGAACGCCTGATCGATGGCCTGCTGGCCGCACAGGTCGACTGGAAAGAAGTCTTGCGCCGCTTCATCAACGAACGCAGCAAGGACGACTACTCTTGGGCACGTCCGAACCGGCACATGATCGTGCATGGCGTGTACATGCCCAGCCTGTATAGCGAGAACATGGGCGACATCGTGATCGGCATCGATACATCGGGCAGCATCAGCAACAAGGTACTGGAAAAATTCAGCGCGGAGTGCGACGGAATCATCGCTGAAACGCGACCGGCGAACGTGCATGTCATCTATTGTGATGCCGCTGTAAACCGGGTACAGGTCTTCGCTCGCGGCGAGCCATTTAAACTGGAAGCATGCGGCGGAGGTGGCACGCGGTTCTCGCCCGTATTTGAAAAGGTCGAAGAACTGGGCATCCGTCCGGTGTGCCTCGTCTACTTGACGGACTTGTACGGGGATCATTCTTTTGATCCTCCTGATTATCCGACGCTCTGGTGCTGCACGACTTACAATGTTGGGGCATTCGGCGAGACCGTAAGAATAGAGATTTAAATGTGTGCCCTCGTTAAACTAACCCGTCGTCTATTGGGGTTAGACGACGGGATATTAATGACGTTGGATGGCGACGGCGACGGCTACGGCAGCGGTAGTTAAGGAGAAATATGATGAGAACTCAATTCGTACCAATAACTCCAGGAGGATCAGCCTGTGTACATCTGGCCTCGAAAACGGAGGTCGAGGCGTGGAAGAAACTGCTGAAAGATGCGGCGCACATGCCATACAAAACCAAAGAGAATTTCCAGAAGCGTGGATATACCGTTGAAGAATGGCCGGAGTAGATAAAATGAAAGTCAAAGAACTGATCTTGCGCTTGCAAGCCTGCGATCCTGAATTGATAGTCGTCGTAGACGGCTACGAAGGGGGCGTGACCGAAGTGCAGAACATTGTAGATCGCAAGCCCCTCAAACTGAACGTCAACGAAGATTGGTGGTATGGCGAGCACGAGATCGATAGCGCCGACCATGACTGCTTTGCAGTTTATATTTCAAGGGGCTAGATAATGGGCTACCGTTCAGATGTCGCATACGTGATCGCCGGCAAGAAGGAAGCCATCATTGCCTTCCTGCTGGTGTGCAAAATGGATCACCCTGAGGTCAACCTCGCTATCGACGAATGTACAATCGGAAGACTGGAGAAAGGCGTGCTTTTCATCGGGTTCTGCGCCAGCGATGTGAAGTGGTGTCCTAATTACGAAGACGTTAAATGTCATGACGTTCTTTGGAGTCTCGCCCAAGACCAAGAAACCTTGGAAGGTCAAAAGTGCATTATCGGAGAAGACGACAACGACATCACCAATGATAATTTTGGGGGATGGTGAGTTTGAGCTTTGGAGCCGTTTATCGATTAGTCGTAGCCTCAACATTGATCTGAATCTTGGAAAAGAGCATGATATACGGGAGACAGCATGAGCGGAATTAAGGAGCAAATGGAAGTGGCGTATGCTCTATCAGATTGCATACTCGCCGAAGTCGAACAAACCGAGTTCACATTCGATGAACTTTCCGAACGCGCCAAGGAAAAGGTGCGCGGTAGGTACCGCGAAACCCAGCTCGACTATGAATGGTGGGAGTATGTATATGAGGACGCTGTAACGCTCGGCGCATTAATCGGTATTGAGGTCGGGACAAATAGATCAGCTCCGAAGAACGGAAAATCCTACACTGAACCAGACATCAGTTTCTCTGGCTTCTGCAATCAAGGTGACGGCTGCTGCTACTCCGGCACTCTCCACATTGATCAACTGCAAGGATGCGAGGCTAAGGTCAAGGCAGAATGCAGTGACCCCCTTCTACTCAGCATAGCCAGAGATGGAGAAGCCTTGTTTCGAGACATTCTGGTCGCCCGTGTCGCTCAACGTATGCAAGGTGTGGCAAGCGAGGACGCCATGACTGAATACAGCCGTTTCAGCATCATCGGTAATAGCCGGTATTACGCCACATGCACGGATAACGACGACGAACAATTCGACCTCGATGACTACGTCTCATCATTCGCCGACTGGATTTACGGACGCCTCGAAGCCGAGCATGACTACCTAATGAGCGATGAATGTATCGACGAGTCGATCAAGCAGTATGAGACGCTTTATGACGAATTCGGCTCTGAAGTCTAAGTAAGACAATAGAAAGATAGAAGGGTATACTTAGATTCAACGCTCGACCACGGACATTGTTAGCAAGGCTTCACATGCTGAATGGCGGGTGCTACCCCGTTCGACCAACTTCTGTAAGGGAGATTCAGCAGGTGAATTTTTTTTTTTTTTTTTTTTTTTTGTCTGGAAATCTAAGATGAGTCTAACGCAGCAGAGAGTGAGAGAGCTTTTCGATTATGACCCAGAGACCGGGGTTATGACCCGGCGCATTACGCCTTCCGCCCGCGCCAAGAAAGGCGAGATCGCCGGCTACGACGATGGTAAGGGTTATCTTCAAGTATCAATCGCCGGCAAAAAATACCGGCTCCACCGGCTCGTTTGGTTCTGGGTTCATGGTGTATGGCCAAAGAACGATGTTGACCATCGGGACCGTAACCGCTCGAACAACCGGATCAAGAATTTAATGGCTGCGACGCGTGCCGAAAACTGCCATAACGCAGGGCTTGCGGCGCATAACACCTCTGGGTTCAAAGGCGTCAGCTGGTCAAAGAACATGAACAAGTGGGAAGCCAGGATCACCCTGAATGACTGCGGAAAAGTCCTCGGGTATTTCGACACACCAGAGCAAGCTTCTGCGGCGTACCTCGCCGCCAAACCAGCATATCACCCAACGGCGCCGATATGAAAACAATCCAGATAGTCCCAATCCCTCAGTGGTCAGCCTCAAAGCTCAAGACCTTCAGTCAATGCAAGCTCCGCACTCAACTTCAGTACGGGCAAAAGATTCCTGAGCCACCACGAGAGTTGAAGCCCGGGCAAACAGAATTTCCGAATGAACGCGGCAGCCGCATCCATTTGGAGGCCGAAAACTATGCGCAAGGGCAAGGCGAGCTTACTCCGGCACTGACAAAATTCCGCCCCGAGTTCGACTCACTGAAACAGCTCTATGCGGATGGGAAAGTAGAGATCGAGCAGGAGTGGGCGTTTGATCGTCGATGGGTTCCAGTCGAGTGGCGGTCTCCTGATGCCTGGCTTCGCGCGAAGCTCGACGTGATCGTTTTTCTGTCTGAGTATGAGGCAGTAATTGCGGACCATAAGACGGGCAAAAAGTTTGGCAATGAAGTCAGCCATATGCAGCAGATGCAGATTTATCAGCTGATCGCATTCCTACGCTACCCGAAGCTCGAATTTATAACGGTAGAACTTTGGTACCTCGATCAGGACGATCTGACCCAGGCATCGTTCACTCGTGCCCAGGGGCTGCGATTTAAACCAGGCATCGAACGCCAGGCGCGAGCGCTAACCGACTGTACTGAGTTCCCTGCAAATCCCAACATTTTTACCTGCAAGTGGTGCCCCTACGGACCGACCGGCACCGGCCACTGTGAAAGGGGTGTGTGATGGGTGCATCAGACTGGGCATCAGGCACTGGCGGCTTGGCTTCCTCCGTGCGAAACCCCGGAAAAGCTAAAGCCAAGAGGGAAGAAAAGACGGGAGCGGTCATGGCTAAGAAAATCGCCAGTCAGCTCGACTATGAATCAGCGCGCCGTGCCAGCCAGAACAAGTTCTCGCCGGAAGAGATGCAGGCGGCAATTCTGAAATTCCAGGAGGCAACATGATCTACAAACCAATGGCCCATCAGAAAGTCTCCCTGAAGGCGATGGAGAAGACCGACATCGTTTTCGACATGAGTGATCCGGGATCGGGCAAGACATTCGTGCAGATCATGGCCTACGCCAAACGTCGCAAACGTGCTGGCGGCTGCGCCCTGGTCATCGCCCCGAAGTCCCTGCTACGTTCGGCATGGGAGGATGACTTTCGGAAATTCGCCCCGCAGATCATCTGCTCAGTAGCCTATGCAGAGAACCGGGATAAAGCCTTCGCTGCCGACGCCGATGTGTACATCACTAACATCGACGCGGTAACATGGCTACTGAAACAGAAGCCAGCATTCTTCAAGAAGTTTGACACTCTGATCATCGACGAGGTGAGCGCGTATAAGCACCACACCAGCGCCCGGTCCAAGGCGTTGAACAAGATCAAGAAGTATTTTCGGTACCGTTCGGCCATGTCCGGCACGCCGAACAGCAACACGATCTGCGACGTGTGGAATCCAGTACAGATTCTCGACGACGGCAAACGGCTCGGCAGGCAGTTCTTCGGCTTCCGTGCAGCGGTCTGCGCGCCGGAACAAGTCGGCCCACGTCCTGAAATGCTTAAATGGACAGACAAAGAAGGCAGCGAAGAAGTGGTGTATGGACTGATCGCCGATATCACGATCCGGCACCGCTTCGAGGACTGCATCGATATTCCGGCCACGCACAGCTACACGATGACCTACCACCTGACACCCAGGCAGAAGAAGGCATACCGCGAAATGGAGTCGACACAGATCATGTGGCTGAAGAAAGAAGCTGCGGTAACTGCGATCAACGCAGCCGCCGTCACCACAAAGCTTTTGCAAATTTCTAGCGGTGCCGTGTATGAATCGTCGGAGAAATATCACGTTGTCGATACAGGCCGATATGAGCTGATCCTTGATCTCGTCGAAGACCGCAAACACCCGCTTGTGTTCTTCCTGTGGAAACACCAGCGCGACGAACTCGTCAAACAGGCCGAGAAGCGCGGTCTGACGTACTGCGTGCTGGATGGACAGGCCACGGATAACGAGCGCACAGCAATGGTCAAGCACTATCAGGCAGGATTTTACGACGTGATGTTCGCCCACCCAAAGAGCGCAGCACATGGGCTGACGCTGACCCGTGGCAGCACTACGATCTGGGCCTCACCGACGTATGACCTGGAGCACTTCAGCCAGGGCAACAAGCGGCAGGCGCGCGCCGGCCAGAAGGACAAGACCGAGATCATCGTGATCTTGGCCGAAGGCACGATTGAAACGAAGGTCTACGCACGACTGATGGAGAAGAACACGAAAATGAGCAATTTACTGGACTTGTTTGGGGAGGCGGCATGAATCTGAGTACGCCTGAAAATGTCGAGCTACTGCAAGCAGCAGTCGAGGCAAAAGTTGCTTACTGGGACGCAATCTGCAATCTGGAACATGCGTTAAAAGTTGATGATGATCTCTCTGATCGTGCTAGTGATGCAATCCATGAATGGATTGAGTCAGCCGCCGTAAGCGGCGGAAACGATATCACAATGGACGACCTCAAAAGCGTAATCGAATTATCGGAGGTCGAATGAGCTGGTCCAACGCAGTCACCCAACCAGTGCAGGATGTCTCCGCTCGCCCAGCTATCCAGCTTGCGAAGATAGACTGGGCGCATCTCGTCGCACTTGATTTTGAATCATATTATGACGCAGATTACACCTTGTCCAAATTATCCACATCCGAATACGTCCGTGACCCGCGCTTCAAGGCGCATATGGTCGGCATCAAGATTGGGAACCGGAAAACCAAAGTCGTGCCGACAAACAAGATCGGTGCGGTTCTTAGAGCTATTGACTGGAAACGACATGATCTCCTTTGCCACAATACTGCCTTCGACGGCTTTATCCTTAGTCATCATTTTGGTGTTGTACCTCGTGTTTATCACGACACGTTATCAATGGCTCGCGGTCTCCACAGCAACGATATTGGTGCTTCTCTCGACGAAGTTGCTGGTTACTATGGAGTTGGGAACAAAATCGCCGACGTACTCGAACAGACCAAAGGCGTCCGAGACTTGCCCAAGCCCCTCTACAACGCCTGCGCGGAATACTGCGCTCAGGACGTTGAACTATGTCTGTCCGTCTTCAAGCGCATGCTGGAAGTCTACCCAGCCAGGGAGATTGACCTGATCGACATGACGATCCGCATGTTCTGCGATCCGGTCTTGAAAGTTGACATCCCCCGCGTCGAAAAGGAATTGGCGCGGGAGTTGAAAGAGCGGGAAGACCTGCTGCTCTCCGTCGATGTCAGTAACGTCCCAGACAAGGAACTGAAACTCGCCGAGCGCTCGCTGCCGGATCACGACAAACGGCTACTCAAAGCCAAGAAAATCATAGGGAGCAATGAAAGATATGCTGATCTTCTCCGTGCGGAAAACATCGAGCCGCCTACGAAAATCTCACCCGCATGGATTAAAAAACCAAAGGAGGAGCGTACTGACGAGGGTAAATATGCGTATGCGTTCGCCAAAGACGACCAGGATTTTATCGAGCTACCGGGTCGGACAGAAACATGGTCTGGTGATCTGGACCTTAACAAAAAAGCGGACATTCAAAAGCTCGCTGCGCGTCAAACACGTATTCAACAACTTGTCGACGTTCGGATCGCAGTTAAATCCACCACGAATATCACGCGCGCCGAACGGTTTTTGAAGGCCGGTGCAGACGGCATGCCGCTGCCGGTTGGGTATGCCTACTACCGTGCGCATACAGGCAGATTCGGCGGCAACAACAAAATGAATATGCAGAACCTCAAGCGCGGCGGTGAGTTGCGGCTGTCGATTCTCGCGCCGCAGGGCCACCAGATAATTGTTGGTGATGCTGGGCAGATCGAGTGCCGCGTTAATGGTTGGCTCTGGGGTCAAGACGATCTGATGGAGTCCTTTCGCCAAGCAGATGCAGGTGTTGGCCGTGACGCGTACTGCAACTTCGCCGATTTCGTTTATGGCCGTGAAATCACCAAGGCAGACAAGATGGAACGGTTCGTCGGTAAGGTCTGCATTCTTGGCCTCGGCTTCCAAATGGGCGCTCCCAAGTTCCAGATCACACTCGCCAAGGGTGCGCTCGGTGGCCCTCCGGTGTTCTTCGATCTCGACCGCTGCAAAGCCATTGTCAATACTTACCGGCGCAAGAACCACAAGATCGTCAACGGCTGGGCGTTCTGCACACGCATCATTGAAGACATGGCTGCTGGACGGACTGGCTCATATAAGTGCCTGCACTGGGAGAAAGAGCGCATCTGGCTCCCGAATGGGATGTGCTTGAAATACCCAGACCTGAAAAAAAGCATGGGCGACATGGGCTGGGAGGAATGGTCGTACCAGTCCAAGCTCGCCCGCAAGAAGATATATGCAGGCCTGCTCGATGAGAATATTGTCCAGGCGCTTGCCCGCATCATCGTCATGGATCAAATGGTGGAGATCGGCCAGAAACGTCGTGTCGTTATGACAACCCACGACGAGATCGCCATTATCGCCCGCACACGTTCCGCCCCAGTCGCATACCGCGAACTGGACAAGATCATGCGTACACCGCCCTGGTGGTGCGCCGATCTGCCGATGATGTCCGAGGGTGGCTTCGCCTTCAACTACAGCAAATAAGGAGAAAGACAATGGGATACCGCTGCGCCCGACCGGGCAGAATGACCTACGCCTCTTGCGAGGCAGCACTAAAGACGGCGCGCAATCGCAGCAACGGCAAACCGATAGCAGGTAATCTGCGCATCTTCGAGCGCCATAACCATCTGGCAGTGCAATATTACAGCACCGACATCGTTCGATACTACTCGGATGGGTCGATTGAAATCAGTACCAGCCACACCCAGTACTGCACTCTTGACAAGATCGGCAGGCTGACCGGCAAGTGGGTCGGCACAAGAGCTTTGCCGCTATTCAATAAGCGCAAGCCCGACCCAGAAAAGCTCCATGCTGTCGATGGTGTGGTATTCAGCGGGGTGAACGGCTATCTGCGCTTCGGCCCTGATGGTAAGGTCGATACCGCGTCTGTACGCGGGCAGAATATCGCGATCATCACGAACTCCGCAGCGATCCGCGCAGCCCGCAAGAAGGCCAAGACGATCTGCGACCAGTTGGTACTACGCAATAAGCTGGGCGTAACCGGCAGACACTCGCTCTCATTTCAATGGCTCCAGTACAACCTGGATACCCCGCTCGACCGGATCAACTATGACGTGTATTCCGACGCTCCGCACGCCGTGTATGACAGAGCATCACCTCACTGGTTCGCCGGTCGTATCGGCGCGTCAGAAACAATTCAATTCAAGGAGTTTGCATGACCCTCAAAATCGAATGCGCCGAACACTTCGCCGCAGTAATGGATTTCGCTGTCAACCAGGGATGTCTACTGAAGTTGGCAGAACGGCTTGACTACCTAGCTCGTTACGGGGAAGGCAACAATGTCTGCCACTTGCACAAAGACTTCGCTCCGAACAGCTTCGGGTTCGTGATGATGCGCCCAGACGGTTCGCGCTGGTTCAATGGCGGACTGATCTATTCCGGCCCAGGCCAACCGCTTGACGGCTCCGGTCCAGCGTTGACTGTGGGGATTGGAATCGACTCGTCAAAGCACGGATGGAGCATACATACGTGATGTTTTTTCGCACGCCGCGTTCTATTTATTTTTATAGATCGTAATATAATCTTGCACGTATCTAATTATTGGGAGTAATATTCATGAATGCCGCAACCATCACACCGATCAGCAAAGCCAAGCCAATGACACTCGGTAAAACCATCGACACCCTATGGGAACTGCGCGAAAAGAAGCGCATGAAGGAAGCCGAGATCAAGGAAATCGAGGGGCTTATTGCCGCCTCGGAATCTAATCTGTTAGATAGACTGGATGCCGAGGATTCGAAGAAGGCTGAAGGCAAGTGCGCTTCCGCCAGCATCACGGAGTCCGTCACTTTCAACATCGCGGATTTCGACGCTTTCGCCAAGTACGTGGCGAAAACCAAGTTTTTCCACCTGTTTCAACGCCGTGTGAGCGTCACGGCGGCTCGTGAAATTTTCGAGCAGAAAGGGCAGGTTCCCGGCCTCGTCCCGTTCACCGCCCGCAAGATCAACCTGCGTTCCCTCTCCAAATAGAAAGTAAATCATGGCAACCAAAAAGCCCGCAGCACCAGCAAAAACAGGAACCGCAGTCGCGGTCAAAAAAGCCGGCAACATCGTCGATATCCGCGCACTGCTGGCGAAAGAAATCGAAGGCCTCGCTTCCCGCGTCGGTACCCCCGGTGGTGACAGCATCAAGGTCACGCAGGACAAGAAATTCGAGTTCCCCGACGGCACCAAGTCCACAGGCCCGATCAAGCTGGTGATTGTCGATTTCGTCAGCGTCAACAAGTTCTATGAAGGCGCATACGACCCGAACGCCATCGTGCCGCCAGCCTGCTTCGCTATCGGTCAAAACCCGACTCAACTGGTACCCAGCAAGAACAGCCCGGTCGCTCAGTGCTCGTCCTGCTCGGCGTGCGCGATGAATCAGTTCGGCTCTGCTGGTGCTGGCAAGGCATGCAAGAACAGCCGCGTGCTGGCCGTGCTACCTCCTGGTGCTGTTGAAGACACCCCACTCTGGATACTGAATGTCTCACCGACTGCATTGAAGTCGTTCGACGCCTATGTCACCAGCGTGGCACGCTCGTTCCAGCTACCGCCAGTCAGTGTTGTCACTGAAGTGTCATTCGACGACAGCGTGACCTACGCGTCGCTGCGCTTCGGCAATCCTGAACCGAACGAAAACCTCGTCGTCTGTTTCGGGCGCAAGGAAGAAGCGATGGCGCGGTTGTTGACCGAGCCGGATGTGTCCCAGTACGATGCACCTGCCCCGCCGAAGAAAGCAGTGTCCCCAGGCCGGCGCAAGTAATTAACAATCGTTCACAGTTTCTACCATGTTTATGGGATACCGCACTCTAGTCAGCCCCTGATAGAGTGCGAGCCATAAAAAAAAAAAAAAAAAACAATATCTAAAATGACAAAACCCCGCGAGTGGTTCATCAACCAAGCACTCCTATCTGTTTCCAGTCTCAATGCGATATTGCCTGAGCTGACTGCAGTAGAGATCGATGCCTGTCTCGATCTCGAATCCCAATCTACTCGGCGCAAGTCGATAGTAGTCCGACTCATCGCACGGGCTGTCAAGCTCAATGCAGCTGAGTTCGCTTTAAAACTGCAGTCCAAGTATGCCGCGTCCCTTTAGGCCGGCAAAGTAAACGCGCATCCCGCGCAAAGTAGTTCACAACAGGAAGAAAATCATGGCACGTACTCAATCAAAAATCTTGTCCCAAACCGAAATCAAGGCCGTCAACACTGCTGCCGCCACCAAGCTGAAAGAAGCCAAAGCGGCGCAAAAGGCTGCGCGGGATGCAGTCGGGGCTGCGCTGAAGGCGCGTGACGCCACCGTTGCCGCTGCTCACAAGGAGTATACAGCGTTTCTCAAGGCGCACACGAAGGAGGCTGAGGCCGCTACCGCTGCGTACAACAAGAACGTGGCTGGTTTCGTCAAGGCGCACAACGTAGCGTCGAAGGACTTGCTCAAGGCCGCAGCAGCCGCTGACAAGGCTGTGGCTGTCGCTGAGAAGGCAATGCCTCCAAAACCAGCAGCGAACGACGCGCAACGCCAAGCAGCAGCGTAATACCGCAGCACCGTAGTACCACCCCGACCTCTGGCGTCGGGGGAATGGACAACTAAATGGATGTAGGCATGATTAAGATGAACTATCCGGCCATCATGATTGACCTTGAAACTTTAGGCACTCGTGCTGACGCTGTAATCATTAGCATCGGAGCGGTCAAGTTCGACCCAAACTCCGACGCTCACGACAATAACGGGTTCTACTCGTCAGTGTCGGTTGACAGTAATACCGAAGCAGGCCGCCATATCAGCGAAGCGACGTTAAACTGGTGGATGGAACAACCTCTTGACGCACGCGCGGTGTTTCAAGAGCCAAAAAACACGCTGGCTTCTGCCCTCGATAATTTCGTGGACTGGATTGGCCCCGGCAAGTATCAGATGTGGAGCAACGGGTCGGACTTCGACATCCCGATGATCGGCCACGCACTTGTGACGCACGGCAAGGAAATACCGTGGGACTTCTGGGACAACCGCTGCTTCCGCACCATCAAGAACTTACCGATGTGTAAAAACGCACCGAAGGTTCTCAACCCAGGCAAACACAACGCACTGTCGGACGCGCTCACGCAGGCGAAACAACTCCAGCAGTATTTTAAAATCATTTACGGAAGGAAAGCAGCATGAGGCTTTATCAGACGACAGGAGAAAACGGCGAGGTTGTATCCCACTGGTCCGGCGCGCAGGCCGACTCCAGCAAAGACCGCGTGGTACTGAAGAAAGCGGGTTGCGGCAGAATCGAAACCCACGAGTATGATATCCCGACCGACAAGGTCGGCTTGTTGAAGTGGCTGAATGACAACAAGGTGGTCGTGTGAACATTGACGACACCCTCGCTGAACGTGGCAAGCGGTACGGCATGTTCGTTGAACATGCCGCCATCGCGCAGAACATTCAAGATGTGATGCGAGTAGTTCCTGGCTGGGGCCGGTTGGCCTCAGACCAGAAGCAGGCGCTGACCGTCATTGCTGACAAGATCGCCAGGATGTTGAACGGTGATCCGGACTGGATCGATAACTGGCACGATGTGATCGGGTACGCGAAGCTGGTCGAGACTCGCATGCTTGCCGATCAGGCACCGAAAGAACCGTTGAAGGTAGCGCGTGGCAAGTAAGCCCGAAACCACCTTTTATACAGGTGTCCATAAATACCTCCCGACTTGGCTGTACAAGGTAAAAATGTACAATCCATTTGTCGGGGGGATTTTTGATTTTTGGATTTCAGGCAAGCACGACCTCTGGGTGGAATATAAATTCCTTGTCCTCCCCAAGCGCGACAACACCATGATCGACATCACACTTTCCCCTCTGCAACTGCAATGGGGTGAGAACAGACACCTCGAAGGCCGCAACCTCGCCGTCATCGTCGGCTGCAGGGAAGGCGGCGTCCTGTTCAGAAACAGACGGTGGGAACTGCCGATCTCCTGCGCCGAATTCAAAGCATTACTCCAAACCCGAGCAGAACTGGCGAGGGCCATCGTCGAGCTTACCGGAAGTTAACATGAACTTCGTACATTTATTCACCGCCGTGCGGGTATTAACCGCCACGCATCGGCTAATCGTGACCGCTCTTCTAATATACTGTCTGATTTCGCGGGCAAGACAAGGCCAACTCGAATCTGAATGCCTCCGCCAACACCGCTATTAACCAGGGAAAGACCATGAGAACAGAAGCTGGGCTTTTTGCCCTCCTCGAAAAAATACTGAAAGAAGCCGATCAGCCAATGACATGTAACATGCTGTACGACCGCGCAGAAGTTAAGTTATTCGCCGAGTCTGCGCACCGAGTATCCGATTACCTTGGCGGTCTCTGGCGCAAAGGTCGAGTCACGCGCTCGGCTGCTCCAAAAGTCGAAGGCGACAACGCACGCTGGGCGTATTCAGTGGTAAGCCAGAAGCCAGGCAAAGCTCCGCGCCTGAGTGGCGAAGAGTCGCATTTAAGCCTTGTGCCGAACGCTCGGTCGATCCTGAGCAAGCCCGGTATCGAGATCAGTGAAAACGGCAACCTGATCGTGATCGACCTACCGCAATTGACCCTGACCATACGGATGAAATGAGCCATGCTGACCGTGAAACAAGCCGCCGAAGTGCTTGGGATCAGCCCGAGCACAGTGTATGGCATCGCCGCCCCAGCCGGCCAGCTACCGTGCTATCGCGTGGGACGTGCTGTTCGGTTCGAGATGTCAGATATTGAGGAGTATAAACAATCATGCCGGTGCGCCCCATTAAACCCGGAAAGCGTAGGAAGCTCACGTTTAGTCGCGTTATCACCGAGCAGCGGGCTTCGAGATATCTTCCTGAAAGCAGGTCTCGCGCACAAGTCCAAGCCTACACCCAATAAGGAGTTCACATGAACAGTATCTCCACCCCACGCCTACTGACACTCGCCGCATGGGCGGAAACAATATGCGGGGAGCACGCCCCATGTATTACCACGCTGCGCCGTTGGGCCAGGGAAGGCAGAATCACCCCGCAGCCGGTCAAATACGGCAAGTTGTACTTTGTCGAACGGCACGCCAAATATCAAGGTGACTGAAATGAGCCGACTGCGCGACCCGAAGCACAAGGGGTTTCCCCCCAACCTGTACATTAATAGCGCCGGGTATTTCTTTTACCGAAACACGCTGAACGGCAAGACCAAAGGACTCGGGCGCGACAAAGCCAATGCCTTCCGCGAGGCGCGAAACGCCAACGCGGTAGTGGCCACCCAGGCCCCCTCTCCGCTGGTCGACTGGGTATCCGGCGTCAAGCAGCATACCCTCAAAGAATGGGTGCCATTGTACAAGGAGCTGTGGATCGGGAAGAAGAAACCCGCCGAACAGACATTGCGCATGCAGCTCACCTACCTTGACCGTATCGCTAACGCCGAGTTTTCCTGGATGGAACTGAAGGCTGTTACCACGGCGCATGTCGCTAAATTCGTCGATGCCGTCGAGCAAGAAAGTGGTGCTGCCACTGCTGGTTTTATTCGGTCCCGTCTCAGCGACGTATTCAAGATGGCAATCTCCAAGGGCGAGGTAGCGGACGGTAAAAACCCCGTCGATTCCACTTACCGGCCAGCATACGAAGTCAAGCGCGACCGACTATCGCTTGAGCAGTATCATGCTGTCAGGGAAGTCGCGCAGCCGTGGCTGGTCGATGCGATGGACTTGGCCCTGCTGACTGCACAGCGCCGGGAAGAGATCGCTGGAGCTATGTTCGCCGACTTCCGTGATGGGTTCATCTACTTCGTCCCTGGTAAGATGCAGGGAAAAGTGCGGCTGCAGCAGGACGCCAGCATCGGTCTTGCCGTTGTGAACAGGACAATTGCCGATGTGATCAAGCAGTGCCGAAACCGTGCGGTCAGCCAATTCATGGTCCACCACCAGAAACGCCACGCGACAGCGAAGCCCGGTGACGGGCTTTCGGTAGCAGCAATCACCCATGCGTTCAGTACAGCTTATAAAAAAGCCAAGGTTGTGCCGACAGTTGGACGAACGCCTGCTTCTTTCCATGAAATACGCAGTTTGTCCGAAAGATTGTATCGGGATCAGTATGGTCCTGAGTTCGCCCAGGCAATGTTGGGGCATAAGAATGCTACCATGACGGCGGAATATGACGATTTGCGCGGTTCCGGCTGGCAAGTTATTAGCGCCAAGTAGCACCTTCGTTTTTGGAATCTATTTAACGAATTTTTAACGAAGCGACCAACAATGGCTCAGGCCGTGGCTTCCCGGCCTCCCGACATTTTCATGGTATAAACCCGCTCTAAAAATAACATTATGCAACAAAATCAAATACTTAGTGCATTTGCGTCTAACAATCTAACGCTATCTTACGCAATCTAACGTGATAATAAGAGGCTGTAAAATCAATGACTTAACGAATCTATTTTAACGAAAATCACCATGAACAACGAATGGACAAATCAGGATTCTACCGCAGCCCGCTCCCAAGGCTGGGATGTGTTTGAAATCTGGGACGGGAGGCTGGAGTACGAGATACAGAAAAATGATAAATCCAACATCTTTTTGTCCGACGAAGCCGCCCGTCTGCACGTTAAAACTTTTTCAAATATCAACGACCTCTGCCGGAAGGCATGGGCACTCGCGTTCAGGAGCAAGACAAAATGACAACTCCTAACCGCCTGTTCAATGAGTTACTAGAATACAACTCTTTCAAAACAGACACTACCCTAGCGGCATGGCTCGGCATTCCAAGGTCAATGTTGAGCATGATGCGCGCCAAGGATCGTGACATAGGCGCTGGCCTCATCCTGAAGGTCTACGACCGCACCGGCTGGTCGGTTGAACGTATCCGCCAGCTGGCGGGTGCGGGGCCGCTATGAAGCGTTCTGAGCACCCCTACCGCGCCAAAGAAACCCTGTTCGATGTCTCGTTTGAGATGGGGTACGCGTGGAGCAAACAGACCCTGGAGGCGCAGGAATACATATTGGACACTATTGGTGGTTCCAGGGGTCTTGCAGAACAGGCTGTCCTATGGGCAGAGGAGTTCGAAACGATGTACCGACTCAAGGAAACCGACCCGCAAATCGGGGATTACCTCCAAGAACTAGATGAATTTTTCACAACCAAGTGGTCGGCGTTCATCGCCGAGCACGTAGCCAAAAGGATGACGGAATGAAACCAATGCTCGCCGTGGATCATGATCCAATGAAACTGAAGTATCCATGCTACGCCAGCCCCAAGCTAGACGGCCTGCGCGGTCTGGTACATGAAGGTAAGCTGCTGTCACGAAGTCTGAAGCTGATCCCGAACAAGCACGTCCAGGCGATCTTGTCGCAGCCCATGTTCGAGGGTATGGACGGTGAGCTGATTGCCGGCTCGCCGACCTCACCCAACGCCATGCAGGAGGCGACCAGCTTTTTCATGGCGCGGGATAAGGTCTCCGACGACTTCACGTTCTTTGTGTTCGACCTGCACAACGACCCTGACGAACCGTACATTGCCCGCCACGATGCCCTGATCAAGCGGTTCAACGGAGCCGCTACGATTGGCATGAACCTGCGCCTCCACGAACGTCGGCTGATCAACGATGAGGCCGAACTGCTGGAGTATGAAGCTGAGTGTCTGACCAAAGGGTATGAGGGGCTGATCCTGCGGTCACTGCACGGGCGCTATAAATTTGGTCGCTCAACATGCAATGAGGGCCTGCTGATGAAGGTGAAAAGATTTACCGACAGCGAGGCCAAAGTGATCGGGTTCGAGGAGCAGCTCGAAAACACCAATGAGAAGCAGGTCAACGAACTCGGTCGTTCCAAGCGATCAAGCCACAAGGCTGGCAAGGTCGGCAAAGGAACGCTGGGTGCGCTGGTTGTGCAGGATATCGTTTCCGGTGTGCAGTTCAACGTGGGTACCGGCTTGAACGACTGCATGCGCGATCACATCTGGGCAAACCGGCCCGAGCACGAAGGCAAGACCATCAAGTACAAGTCGTTCCTGGTCGGCGTGAAGGATGCGCCCCGTCACCCTGTGTTCATTTCGTTTCGCTCACCTTTGGATATGTCATGAACCCAATCATCCCCGAAGAACCAATCGATATGCAGCTCCGGCTGCAGTGGCCGCTGATCTGCCGCACTGCCTGCAGAGCCATGATCCTCAAGATGACTTTCGAGGAAGTGGTCTATGCAGCGATGAAAGCGACTGCGTCATGATCGACCACCTCGCAGCCGAACCGACCGGGTTCAATTACACCGACAAGCCACCACGCGGTGTGAAGCTAACCCTGCTCACTAAGGGCAAGGTTCAGGTCACGGGCGTGTGGGTGGACGACGGCAGCTTCATTGCGTGGGCACCTCTGCTTCGCCGAAATCGGGCCAAGGAAAGGGAACTGGGGATTTTATGAACCCGTTCGAAGACCATGAAACACGATTCAGTGAAGGCTGGTCGTTCCTCCAGTCACCGATTGGTCGGCGTAGCCGCCTGCATCCGAACAGGATCATAGGGTATGCGAGCGACACGCCGTTCGCCACCGATCAAGAAGCCCGCGACTTCGTCGTCAAGCGTGCCGCCGAGGGCAGCGAGTATCATCAGGTGTGTCTCGCGTACATCATGCAGGAGAGGATGACAAAATGAGCGTGCTCTATCCTAACGATACTCGCGGGCGTGCTGAAGGGTGGAAGTTCAGCACGCGCCCACGATTCGCTGGCGACGAACGGGTCGTCATCAAGAAGTATTACGGCAACAAGAAAGACCGCGACGCGAAAAGGCCGTTCGCGACTGACGAGGACGCTGTTGCCTTCGTCATGGAGCGTGCTGCCAGCGGCAGCGGGTACCATCAAGAATGTTTAGCCTACGCGCTCGCGCAACGACTTAAATACTAAAGCTAAAGCCCTCACGGGCTTTACACAAACACTGGGCGATCATTTATAATCGCGGCGCATAGCCCGGAAATATACCACTTCCATTTTTGATCCACCTCTACCTTCTATATACATATTATTACTCCCTTCTCTTCTCTTCTTCTATTAATTTATTTAAAGTAGAATGGAAGAATAGAAGAGGTATATAGATAAAGGGTTTGCGGGCGATTTGCTACTTCCGTTCTTCCGGTTTCAAGCCCAATTTCCCTACTCCGACACTGGCTCGGACGGCCCACCCGCTGAATGACCCTTACCGCCTGTGTCCAGCCAGTCATTAAACGGTACAGGCATGAGTGCGTTGGCGTACTGCGACGACCCGCCACCACTGCCCACCGCTCTCGCCAGCCGTTCAATTTCCGACACATCAGGCCCGAGTGCATTGAGATAACCACCGTGTGACCGGATGCCGTTGAACTCGTCAGCGGCGTACTGACCAGTGGACAGCAGCCCCGCTCGTGAAGTCTCGTGTGCCAGCCAGTCGCCCGTGTCCCAGTTCTGCTGGTACGCCGGCATCGACCCGCCGCCTATTATATACGCCTTCATCATGTCCGCAGCGAACATCACCGGTACGTAAGCGCCGAGCGCGACGAGAGGCTGGTTGTTTCCGTGCGCAGCTTCATGGGCCACGCGCTTGAGGATCGTGTCGTGAAACGCGTAGGTGTACGACTTCATGTGCGCCATCAACGCGAAGTACGGGTCGTTCATCCATGTGGCCTTCTTCGTGGCGTCAGGCCGAACCACCGCGCCGTCCACCCAAGTGTTGACCGCCATCTTCATCTTGGCGACCTGCGTGTCGACCTTCGCCTCTAGCGCGTCGCCGGAAATCCCCTGCGTCTTAAAGTGTTCCCGCAGCTCGTCGGCGTCCGTAACCAGCTCGCCGTTCTTCACGACCGCTTCGCCCTTCTTCAGCCCCAGCTCCTCCATGTACCGTGCGCTGTGCCCGTTGTAGCCGTCGTTGTGACGAGCGATGAACTTCGCCGCCGCCACCGCCGCGCCTGCGCGCATGTTCCGGCCCTGCTGCTCCATCAGGTTATACTTGAACAGCATGTCGTTGACTCTGCGCGACCAGTTCCCCAGCCCAGTCACACCGTAAGCCGACTGCACCGCATGGCCCAGCATGGCGTTCTCGATCACGCCCATGTCCTCGGCGAATTTATCCTTGGCGTCAGGCTTCGAGTCGGTGATCAGATTTTTGGCTATCTTAAAGATGCCGTCCTTGTACGCGCTGGCCGCGTCGCCCCATGTACCGCCGCGTACCTTGATGCCTATCGGGTCAACCATCCCGGAGAACCAGCCCAACCCCAGCACGCGCAGGTTGTTGGCGACCATGAGGCCGGACATCAGCCTGCGGGCCTTCGGTGACAGCTCACTACCCAGCGAGCCGTTCACGCCGTTCATGTAGTTGTCGAACTGTTTGATCTGCTCGTCCGTGGCACCGTGTTTGAGAATAGCCTGCTGCCGTGCAGCGTTGATCTTCCCGTTGTCGTCGTCGAACCGCGCCGCCCACTCTGCCCGCTTGATGCCCTGGTGAACATAGGATGACATCACGCGCATCGGGTCGTCGATCAAGAATGGTGCGCGCTCGGCGGCGGTGAAGTGCTTGAATACTCGCTCCTTGGCGAACACGTTGCCGGGTTTCGTATCGGGGCGCACGTCCTGGATGCCCAGCTCGTTGCCGTCGTTGCGCATCAGGTGATTCATGATACTCTGCGGGGTACCGTCGAACCCTTCGCGCCTGATCGCCTCCGCAGCCATCTTCAGAAACTCGGGCTGGTGGCCGGCAATGTAAGCAGCGTCCCACTGCACAGGGGTGTGGTCCTTGATGAACCCGATCTTCACCCCAGCCTTCGTCATGCCGTCATACACGTCCGTGAGCGTCTTGCGCAGGATCGCCTTGATCTCCGCGTGCTCAGGAGTATCGACCTGCCCTTTTTCTCTGGTCTGCATCTGCGCCCACGCCGCTTTCTTGTCGGCGTCGGAGAACTTCGACAATGAAGCCGCCAACTGATTCATCGTGTCACGCGCCTTCTGCGTGTAAGTCGGAATGAACCCGCGATCCTCGCCTGTACGATTGGCGTGCTGGCCGGTCAAGTCCACCATTTTCGTCAGCGGGTCGATGTTCATGTCCCGGATACCTTGGCTACCGATCCCCAACACCCGCTGTCCGAGGTTGTACATCGGCTTCATCGCTTCGCCGATGTGGTGCAGCGACTCGTTCCTGCCTGCTCTGATCAGCGCGTTATGCACGGCGCTGCGGTCGCCGATATTCCTCACCACGTCGCCGGAGCTGAAATACTTCATGATCTGCACGGCACGCTCGTCGGAAGTCCAGATACCCAGCGTGCGCTTGATGAAGTCGCCGATGCGCTGGAATATGCCCTTGACCTCGCCGCCGACCTTCAGCTTGCCGGCCTCGTGGAACTGATACATGTAGGCAGCACGCTCCTCGGCGCTATCCTGGCACTGCTTCCACGCAGCTGGCTCATCCTTCAGCAGCTCGCGCAGCTGGCCCCTGACGGACGGGGAGGAAGCCGTTTTCGCCAGCGCGTCGTTGACCTCCTTCATGCCCATCTTGCGCATGTGGTCGAAGAGCGCGTGCATGGACTCATGCAGCGCCACGCTCCCAGGGTCTTTTGCGAAGACTGACACCTTGATCCCAGCTCGGGCCAGCCCGTCAGCAAGCTGCGGCGTGAATTCTCCCGCGTGCTTCATGGTGCTGCTGAACATCCTGGACACCAGCGGCCCGAGCCGGTCATTGATGATCTTGGCGACCTCGGCTTTCTGCGCGTCGGTGATTCGCCCGGTACCAATCGCTGTGTCGGACTTGGAAGCGTCGGCTTTCCACTCCCCGGCCAGCGCTTGTTTCGCCGGGTCCATGCCGATCAGTTGATCAGGATCGTGAGCGATCAGGTCGGAGATTTTTGTGTTGAGGGCATCGACAACCTGCTTGGTGTTGGCATCGCGCTCCCAGCCTTTTTTGTCGACCAGTCGGGACACGGCAGACTGCAGACTTTTCGCGTCGGTGGACGCTTTCACGCGTTCAAGCGTGGCGTCACGGCCTGCGTCGGTCTTAACGGTATCTCTGAATGCCTTGGCAACCTGCGCCTCGGTCTTCGGGAACACGCGCGGCTTACCTTCCGCAGCGAGGGCGGCGTTGCTCTTGGCGAGCTTGTTCTGGCTGGCATCGAGGGACTTGGTTAAGCCGTCTATCGTGCCGCCCACAGCCTCGATCCGCTTGGTGTCTTTCAGCTCGCTGTACAGCTTGGCCTGATCCTTCGGCGGCATCTTATCCCAGTTCTTCAGCAGCCCACGCGCCTGCGCGATGACGGCGCGGTCGCTCGCACTTTTGGCACCGACGCCAAGTGAGTTAATCTTGGTCTCCACGAGGGACTTGCCCAGAGCGTTGACCTCGCCGTTCTTGTCTAGTCCTCTCGCTTTATCAGCGATGGCGTGGTTCGGCACAGCGTCGGCAGCGTCGATCCCGCGCACCGCAGCGGAAACCCTACCGAGATCGTCACCATGCTCTTTGTCGGCGAGGTGGATATTATCGTCGTTGGGGTCAATCTCGGTTCTACCTAACCCCGGCTCGCCAGCTTCCTTGATCTGGTCGCCGCCCTGAAAGTCCGGTGCCCAGTCAGCTGGTTTTACCCGTTGTGGGTCGCCGCTCTTGACCGCTTCGAATCGAGCGGTCTCCGCGCGTGCGTCAGCCCCGGCCTGGATTCTGTCAGCGCTGGCACTTTTCTGGTCGGCGTTGACCTTCTCCCACCCGAGGTCGTAAGCGTCAGCCCCTTTAAACCCAGCGGCCTTCATTCTGGCGGTCACTTCATTCAGCCAATGTTTCGCCTCGGCGGCAGCTTTCGGCCCCAGCCCCTTAGCCGCGCTGACCTTTTTCACGGCTTCGACGGTGGTTTTGATCTCAGCGTCCGACATGCCGAGTTTCTTCTGCACCTTGGATACGTTGGCCTGATGGTTGCTCGCCTCCACATCCAGCGTGGATATGGCGCGACGCTGTTCGGCGTTGGACATCGGCTCTTTAGCAGTCTTGCCGGTGGCGTCGGCCTTGTCCAGCTCACTGCCCATATCAGGCCGCTCAAGCGCCGGCAGATTTTTCAGGTCGCCGTAAGTCACACCCTTGGCAACCACTGTGCTGTCGCTCGGCTCGATGCGGGCACCAAGGCGATCAGATAGAGCAGCCACGCCCGCATGAAAGTTATCTCGCAGCGCGTGCAGCTTCTCGTTCCTCGCTTGCGCCGGATCGCCCACGCTCTCGCTGACATCACTGTGGCCCATCTTGCGCTGAATGACACCAGCGATCCGCTTGGCGTCCAGGTTGAGCGTCTTGCCGTCGCCGCCCTTGACCTCCATGCGGCTGTCGGAGTTCGGGTATTTGTCCGTGTCCAACTTCATGTTCTGCACGTCGTCGGCAGTGAAGGCGTCGCGGCTCGTGCGCCCCTTCGCCGTGACCAGCCCGTAGTTCTCCGGCTTGCCCTTCGTCTGCGCGTTCAGTTTCGTGGCCGGTACGCCATTCTCTCTGGCGTGGTCCGTAGCGGAAACCCAGCCGATGGCTGCGTCAGGATGAGCAGCTGCGGCCTGTGCTGCGACATCCGACGCCGTGCTGCGTGTGGCGTCGCCATATTCGGCCTTGTGGGCCTCGTCACTCAGCATGTACTGCGGGTTCGCCTTGTCCTTGCCCTGGCCGTAATAGTTCGTGTACTCCGGGTCAGTTGCGTCGAACGACGCGCCGGGGTCTACTCCGGGGGCATCACTCAGCTCGCTCTCGCTCTTGGCCGCGCCGGTAACGGACGAACCTTCGTCGCTGATCTCGCTGCCTTTTTCGCTCTCGAACAAATCGCTGACCTGCCGAGGATCGTTGAAGGTGTCCCGCATCACGTTGTCGATATGCTCCGTCAACATCTTGCTCTCGGCAGGATTCAGCCCTCTCGTCAAGTCGTCGTTAAAATACGACTTCAAATAGGGGATCAACTGATTAACGTAACCGGGCTGCACGTCTTTGTCTTTCAGCATGCCGGTCAGGCTGTCCGTCAGCGTCTTCTTGTCGCTCGCCGCTTTCATGACCTGATTTACCGCCGTCAGGAAATTGTCTTTGCCCTCCCCCGGCTCCATCTCACCGTACATGTGAACTAGCGCTGTTGGCGGCTTGCCGTTATCCTGCAGCATATCGGCGACATCCTGCACACGCCACGGTTCAACCTTGCCTGCCTTGGCTTTCGCCACGAACGCCGCCAGTGTTTTAGCGTCGTCCGCAGCCGCACCTTCAGGAGCGTTGGTGCTCATCATGCTCATGCTGACATCAGGGGGCAGTTCATCCGGCAGCGGCGGCTCATCAGCAGGCAGGTTCTTCGGCGCTCTCTCCGCACGACGGCGAGCCATCGCTGCATTCGTCGCGTCGTCCTTGGCCTTGATATCGGCCTGCAGCTGGTCCATCGCCATCATGGCTTCTTCAGGCGGCTTGCCTTCAGCCGCTGCTGCGAGATCGGGAGGCGCGGGCGGAGTGAACACTTTCGTCGCTGCGTCCATGCGCGCACCGAGCGGCGCGGACTCCGACGTACCCAAATCATCGGGTGCAGGCACCGCTGGTTTGTCCAGCGCCACCGGCACTCCGCTGCTCTTGCTGACCGCTCCATCCTTCCCATTGCCGAACACCTTGCTGGTTATGCTGCCGCTGGCGGCTTCACCGGGTTTTGGTTCGGCTTTCGCGCCCCGCATGTCACCGGCAGCGCCCAGCACGCCGAACGGCGCACCCATAGCACCGCCCTCAATAGCCGCTTGCTTGTCCTCTTCCAGATCGTTCGACGCGTCGCGGTTAGGGTTTAAATGGCTCGCCGCCTGATGGCCGATCTCCGTTGACGCAGCCATCGCTGCAGCGTTGCCGGCCACCGCGCCCGGTACGTTGTGGGCCAGTCCCTCAAGGAATGGCGTAGCAGTTTTAGCAACACCTTCGACGGCGGGAGCCAAGAACTTACTCTCAATCGTGCCAGGGGCAGCAGCCGTAACAAGGGACTGTAGGCCCCCGCCAACGCCTGCGGTAAGGGTTCGGTCCAGCCACGGCTTTTTAGCCTGTTCTGGGTCGTTTTGCTGGGCCTGAAGCTGCTCTCCGATCATGCCGGGAGCCATACCGGCAGCGTTGCCGAGCACCGCGCCCTCTGCGGACACTCCACCGGGGAAATACCTTGCGGCGAGTGCTCCGGCTGCGCCTGCGGCGACGGTCGGTGCCATCGCGCCGAGGTTGTACATGCCCCAGTTACCGAAGTCGCGAAGGCCATGCACATCGGAGAAATGCTGCACTGCACCTTGAGAGTCAGCCGCAGCTGCCTGCTGGTTGGCTACGGACTGCGCACGCTGGTCTGCGGCGAACTGATCGGCCCCTAAGCCCTCACCGGCCTGACCGAGCAGCTGGTGGGTTTGGCTTTTGACGCCTTCCCAGCCTGCACGGAGACCCTTAACTAATGATCCATCCCCACCCGTCGCGTCCGTGGAGTAGGTCGGAGCTGGCATCAAGTCCTGGAGGCCAGCCATTATTGACCTCCTTGCATGAGCGAGGAGAATTCGTCGCCTGACGGCTGACCCATGATACGGTCGGAGTTCACCTTGTCGACAATACGACCAGGGATAACCTGACCGGAGCGTTTTGCCCCAGAGGCATCAGTATAATCTGGCGTCTGGTAGTCACCGTTTGTCATCCTCTTCATACCTACGAGGTTATGGGGCATTACCGTCTTCATGTAATCCGCCATGAATGGGTTCCAGGTCGAAGCGTTGGAGTTGATCTTGGAAATCAGTTTGCTCCCAGCCAGCAGCTGCTGGCGCTTCAGCGGATCGAGCGCGGCATAGCTCTTGATGCCAAGCGCAGCCATTGACTGACCAATGCCAGTTCTCTGCTGCGCCACGGTAGCGTCGTCGAACTTCCCTGGCTCGGAGCCGGGGTTCTGCTTCTGGAGGTCAGTCGTCAACTGGGTATCGGATTTTTGGTTCTGCTCGAAGTTCTGCGCATCCTGTTCGCGCTTGTTGGTTATATCCTGCTGACCGAGCAGATCGCGGTGGTTCATCTGCGCGATAGCCATCTGCGCCCGCGCCTGATCACGCAGGGCTGCGGAATTGATCATGCTGGCTTGCACAGTGCTCTGGTTGTTTTCGCGCTGCACGTCATGGCCGTACATTTCCGAGCCGTAACGGGAGTCGATTTCCCGGCTGCGCAGCCCTTGATCGCCAGTAACCTGTTGTTGCTGAATGTTCAGCCCCTGCTGGCGCATAGCGGCTTTCTGCATGCCCCCACGGTAAGCGAGATCGGCGAGTGAGTCGCCTTGACCAAGACCACCAGAGTTGCCTGATTGAAGCCCCCGCCCGGCTGCGAAATCTCGCATCGCCTCACCCGGCCTGTCGTCGGCGTACTGCGTCGGCGCGTAGGCTGCGCGCAGGTTAGCAGCCACGGAGCCGGGGGATGACCCCTGCTGCGTACCGGAGCCGGGGGAGAAAAACACGCGCTTCCCGCTCGAATTGGTCATTGAGCCGTAGCCGGGGATAGGGTTGCCGCTACCATCTGTCGCCATACCGTCTTTACCGACGATGGGGTCAGGAACAGGAACAGGAGCAGAGGCTACGGTCGGCGCTGGGGTGCTGGGGGTCGCTGGGGTTGTCGGCGCTGGGGTTGTCGGCGCAGAGACAGTATCCGCCCCTCGCGAGTTAGCCTGAGCAGCGAGCACGGCAGCGCTTGGGTTTTGGTCTTTATAGTAGGAGTCGGGTCGTCCTGGGGTCTGTGTATCTCCACCCGGCATGTGTGCGGTACCGGCTTCTTGGTGCAGCAGCGGCTGGC